CTTCTGTGAGCGTTCATTTTCTGGCAGTCCATCCACCAACCTGTCAAATGTCATTGTGTCCACGAAATCACTGGCTCTTTCTGCCAGTCGTGGAAAGTCGGTTTCTGGCACGACATTGCCGAATGATTCTGTATAGAATTTATAATCTGCGTAAGCCATGCCAGTTACCTCCTACATTTATGATTTCGCTGTTACGCTTGCACTTCCGGCGTTCAGTGCTTTGTATGTTCCATCACACTCAACCACTGTAATCTTCTGTCCGGTTGCTGCCTTAATGTCAGCTTTTCCGTCCCATGTTGTCCAGTTTCTGAGATTCTGTCCATATCCGACAGTTACTGCATCTGCCGCAACTTTATATTTATATACGTTGTTGGCATTTTCCTTAGTCGGATTTACAGTGATTTTTGTGTCGCCACTTGCTGTTCCAGCCACGGAATTTACTGTCAGAGTACCAAGTGTAGGTGTCTCATCAATGGTAATTACTGCGATTGCGTCAATGTATTCTGCAAAAAGAGTCAGTCCCATAACCGCGAACGCTTCGGACACTGCGGTGTGGTAGTTGCCCTGAGTGTGGAATCCAATCAGGTTTGTTTCGCCGGATACAGTGTATACAAGTCCTGCTCTTGCGAAGTCAGATTCGTTCGGATCAACATAGTAAAGTACGATGTTTTCGACAGGGGTAGCAATAACCTGTCCTCTTGGAATCTCACTGTCAGATAACAGGAAGATTGTGTTGAATCCCATGAAATCTTTCATGTACTGGAAACCGAACTGGTTCTGAATAGTAATCTCAGCTGCTCCAAGGTATTCATATACGTCCAGAATGTTTACAAATCCAACAACGCCAGTCACATTTCTGTGCATTTGCTTGAATTTGTTTTCTACACGGCCTTTAGCCATTGCCAGAGCCATCTGGAATGTAGTTTCTGTGGAAGTAAGTGTACCGGTTTTCAGATAGTCGTAAAATCTTCCGGTAACGTCAGTCTGAAGCTGGAAAAGAAACTCATCATCGGTCATCTGAACGGCGTTCTCGTAACCGTGATCCTTGATTGCTTCGATAGATACAGCCTTTGCGTACTTTTCAATAGTCATTTCCGCATAGGTCTTTTCTTTTACAGTAAACTTGCTGTAAGGGATTTCCTCACCCTCACCAACATTTCCACTCTGCAAAGTACCCTCTGCGTATTTGGACTTGAGTACAGCACCCGGCTGTTTTTTGATAGGTCTCATGATGCCCAGAATATCACGTAAGTGCTGCCAGTTTCTTTCGAATCTGGTTACAAAGTCAATCTCACGTGCTGTGACCCGAATATCATTAGTCATAATAAGATTTGTTTTTGCTGCCATATAAAAAAATCCTTTCTACCCATAATTGTTAAGGTATTGGGTTAGCGGCTATACTCTGATGCATAGTCGGTGTAAAAAATCACTGGAATAACTGGATATTCTGAGCAATTGCAGCCTGTCTCTCGGACGGGTCTTTAATTGCTTCGATATCTTTCTTTGTCATACTTCCCGGTGTCTGCTGCTGTCCAACGCGAGTGGTAAATCTTGCCTGGTTCTGCTGAGCCTGCTGCTGAGATTCATCTACAAATGTATCAGGTTCATCCTGTTTCATCTGTTCAAGTAAATCATTAAGTCCAAGAATCTTTCCGTCCTTAAGCTTAAGACCAGCTGATTTGATATCAGCAGTAACAGATCTTTTAGCTGCTGGAGATGAAAAATTAACATTTTCCAATGCAGTTTTAAGAGCATCGTCAAAATCTCTTTCGTAGATTTTCGCATTGAATTCTTTCTCCGCGTCCTCGGCTTTCTTCTTCCATTCAGCAAGCTCTGTCTGAATGTTCGCCGGGTCGATACCATCAAAGCCTTTTAAGGTTTCCTCTGCTGTCTCAGCACGTTCTTTCCAGTCATCACGTTCGCCCTCGACTTTTGACAGAGTTTTCGCTACTTCTTTAGCATTCTTGTAATGCTCAGAGAGTGCTTTCTTCACATCTGCCTGTTTATCTTCCGGGATTTCAATTCCAAATGATTTAAGTGTGTCAATAAGTTTCTGCATAACATCCTCCTGGTCGTGTTTATTGACCTGCCGCCGCAGGTAAATGGATTAAGCCAGTTAGACCACTGGCAGGGTAATGAAATAGGCGGAATCGAACCGCCGACACGCACCCTATGCGGATGCTGTTCTACCAACTGCGCTATATTTCACTGCACTTTTTGAACTGCCCAGCAGTTAACAGGATAAGCGTTAACCTTTACCCATGGGATAATTTACCCGAACCATCGGCCGCCTGTAAACAGACAACATAATTCTGAGCAAATAAGCGGAACGCCCGGAATCGAACCGGAACCCAGAGCGCGACCCTGTCAGTCTACCATTAACGTACATTCCACATAACCCGGATTCCCGGGTTAGCAAGGTATTTAACGTGTTATGCCTGCCACGAGTTGTTTCGGATATTTATTTCTTTTTTTAAAGAAAAGTATGAATAATAAAAACCTTAATCAAGGAGGTGAGCCATCTTGCGTGCCAGACGGCAAATACGCACGACAGGATTCGGACCTGTTTAACTTTCCATTAAAGCGTGCGCACCAGCTACTAAATTAAAGAAAGGAGGATTAAAACGAAAATGTTAAAACAACCGTTGTGCTTTCCACTGCACAATTACATTATAACAGATTTCTTTTAGCTACCTCTCTACCACTTTTTGTATTTTTAGAGCATATCCCGGAGTTTTTCCACGTATCTTTTAACAAGATCGCGTTCCTCCCGGCACTCTGCATCCTTGGACATATCGCTCATTTCTGTTGTAAGTTCGTCCAGATGTTCTTCCAGAGCAGCAAGCATCTTTCTCTTGCAGTCTTCAGATTTGCCGGAACGATAACTCTGTTTCTGTGTCATATAGTCGTCATAAGCATCCCGTCCGTCAGAACGACTGTAATGCCCTCTGACATAATGTTCACCGCGTCTGGCATAAGAACTGCTCCTGTCGTAATCTGGCATCATTCTGCCATCATTTGAGCTGTATCTCCCCATGCTATCACGCTTTCTTCCACGTTCACTGTAATCGTCATTGTATCCGCCACGCATCTCATCAAGAACAGTGTTGTAATACTCCACTTTCTTATCCCAGTACTGCGTATTCTTGATATCTTTGTACATATCAATCAACTTGTATGTCATTTCCAGATTTCCGGTGGTTAGTCCATTGTCAGCGATTTTGGAAAGTTCATCTTCGATTCTTGCGCATAAGTCTTTAATATCTCTCATAATCACACCTCCTACGCTTCTCTGGTCACAACAATGTTTGCATTTGCAACAGAAACAGCCTGATCGCTTGTATTCTCTACTGCGATATTAACGCAACATCCGCGAGGTACATCCACATAAATGCCCGTGGACACATTGTTGTACTGGTCTACTGCTGCCGGTGTGGAAATCATCTGGGAGGATAATACAGGTTCGCCAGAGATTGCAATAGCCAGAGAAATAGCTCCGACAGTACCGCCCGTTGGAATTGCGATATTACCAGAAAAGTCCACGAAGAATCTAGCTTTACACTGATTGGTTAAACCTCTCAGTGTAATGATTCCACTTCCCTCTCTGTGTTGAATACAGTTAGAACCTTTGACTGCTGTGTTTGAAAATACTACGTTTCCATTTGCTGCTACAGTCTGAGCAGCTACATTTGTAAATTCTGCCATAAAAATACTCCTTTCATATCACAAAAGGACAGGTCTCAGCCTGCCCCTCTGTGTAATACGGCATAAGCCGACATCCGAAATCAATCGAAAGATACTCTCAATATGAAGTTATCAGCAATTACATCCAGTGTTGCATCCGCATCCGTAATATGTGTTCGGATTAGGAACCTGATATGCCGGAATCGGCGCCGGATTAATCGCATTAATGAGCTGCTGTGTCTGTGAAGCCATTGCAGTTGTGAGAAGTGCGCTCTGGCGGTCCTGAGAAGCAGCACGTCTGAGGTCGTTATTTTCAGCCTGGAGATTGGAAATCTTCTCGTTGCACAGGTAATCAAGGATTGCCCTTGTTCCGGCGTTCTGGCTGTCGATAATATCTCTAGTGTTGTTGTTCATGGTGTTCTGTAATGCACAGGTGTTCTGTGCCATGTTGTAGTTCACGCCCTGGATAGCTTCTCTGGTTTCACAGCAGCAATTTGCAAGCTGAGACTGTAATGCGTTTGCGTTCTGCATATTAGCTACAGTATCGGCATTAATAGCCTGCTGGATGCCGAAACCAGTCTGCATGATGTTGGTGTTGATTCCATTGAATCCGGTAAGCATACCATTATTCATGGCATAGAAGCCATCGCACAGACCACTGTTGATTCCGTCAAGCTTGCTAATCACTGCGGAATTGTCAAATCCTCTCTGAATGTCTGCCTGAGTAGCTGCTGTGGCTACATATCCGCCGCCGTTTCCATTATTGCCCCATCCGTTGTTTCCCCATCCGAAGAAAGCAAAAATAAATAAAACAATAATCCACCAGCTGCCATCTCCACCAAACATGCCGTCATTATTTCTGCCGTTTCCAGTAGCAGCGGCAATATCTGCTAAGCTATAATTTCCATCCATAATATAATCTCCTTTTTGTGTATTTACATCAATCTGGCCAGATTGTAATGTACTATTTCATTCCTTTCAACATGTGCTGGAATTGCCCTGCCATCTGTTGAACTTGATTGAGCTGCTGTTGAGAAATCTTTCCAGACTGCAACATTTTCTCGACTTCTGCTTTCGGATCTCCCTTAAAATTCTGTTTAAACTGCATAAACTGTTGTATCATCTGCATTGGTCCGTTTCCCTGCGGCATCCCGCCGCCAAGTGCGTTAAATAATGGATTACTCATCTGCATTTCCTCCCTTGGTCGCTGATTCCTGTACGGTATTAGCCCTAACAGGTTCAGAAAATGAATTTAATCGGTTTATGATAACTTCGTATTTGCCTTTCAAATCATCGTATTCCTGTCGAGTAACATATTTACTGTCCATGTTCTGAACAGGCTGCTTAGGCGGCATCTGAGAACCTACCTCGTGGTATTCAAATGTCCGCAGTGGTTGTGGCATACCGGATACATCTGTGGATTTTATGTAGAACTTTTCACTTTCGCTGTCCATCAGCAAAACACTTGTCCCGGGTGCTACCAGATAGGATTTTGCGCCGACTTCGCCGGATACCCACAGGATACCGCTATTATTCTGCTGTGGTTGCTGTACTGGTTGAGCTGGAATCTGGACAGGCTGTTGCTGGAACTGGTTCATTTGCCCAGGGACGCCAAAGCTATATTGATAAGGATTATTATATAATGCCATCTTATACACCGCCTTTCTGATTATATTTTTACACAGAAGTATTAAACTAAGAAGTTCAAAAAAGTATCAAAAAAGTATTGACATATCACCCACTGAGTGGTATTATAATATCAGAAACAGGGAAGAACAAAAAAATCAAGGAGGAAATAGAAATGAAAATTAAAATTTATTGTAATTACGGTTGTTTATCGGCTGAAAAAAGAAACGTTTACACATATGGATTCCCAGAAGCCACAGCTACTTGCTGGGACGAAATGACAGTGGAAGTCCCGGAAGGCTGGGAAGTGTTCGAAAATTCCATGGGAAGCTTAATGGTAACAGCTCCTTGGGGCTTTGTTTACGGGATAAATGAAGTACTTCAGGGCAACGAAAAACCATGCTTTTATGCATTAGATAAAAACATGAACGGACACCGCCAGTATTTAAAATTTTTGGATTGATAGGAGGAATAAAAAAATGATAAAATTAAACACATCATCTTACGTTTACGGGCAGAACGACACAATAGAGGTCGGAGAGGAATACTATTTCGGTCAGCTCTGGTACGGAGACGGGGACGGGGAAGAGCTGTTAGAGTCCGGAGCAATCGCCATATATCAGGACGGCGAGGAGCTTATCGTTGACTTTGAAATCCTGGAGCCCACGGAGGATATTTTACAAACCCGAGTTAAGGTTACCGGGATTAACTAGGAGGCAGGAAAATGAAGTATATAATTATGGATTATACAGACGGTGATTGTTTCATCGATGAATTTGAGAACAAAGAAGAAGCCCTTCAGGAAGCGGAGGAACAATGGGAGCACCTGACAAAGTGTGACCAGAAGCGCAGAACAGCGTTTTACGTTCTGGAAAGCGTCAACCCGGACGAGGACGCGCCCGATCACTATGACGGGGATATTGTGAAGCACTGGAAGTAAGAAGGTGAATGAAATGGACATCAGAGAGATTCGTTTACTTTCTGGATTAAGTCAACAGGCTTTTTCCGATAAATACAAAATTCCCAAAAGAACAATTGAAAACTGGGAGGGTGGTAAAAGAAATCCACCAGAATACGTAATTTTATTGCTTGAAAGAGCTGTAAAAGAAGATTTTGTATAAAAAGAAGGAGGGGCAAATCGCCTCTCCTTTTAGCACACTTTGATTATTTTATTATTTACCCTCCGGCTTAACCGCTTTGCCGTTGATATGCTCACATTCATCTGTTCGGCGCAGTATTCGAGCGTATATTCCTTGCACCTCAACCGGAATAGTCTTTCTTCGTCCGGTGTAAAATTACACTCTATCAAGAACCTGTCTATATCTTTCTTTGTGAACACATATAATTTCATGAGCATACCTCTTATTAATGCAATTAACGCTGATTCTGTGCAAGATAATTTGTAAGCTTCTGTTTTGTTTTTTTTAATTCTTCCACATTATTCCCACTAATCTGACTATCCAGCATGGTTGATAACACTTCCAGAATCAATGAATCACGTTCCGCAATCCTCTGAAGACTCTCGTAATCTCGCTTATCATGTTCTTCCAGTGTCTCAACTCGCTTATTAAGCCGAAATGCCGGGGTAATCCATTTAAAGATTACGGCTGCCGCACCTCCGACAATAGACACCCCTCCGCAGATAGAAAGAAAAATCTGTACAAATTCTGATATGCTCATTTGCTCTCCTTTTCCCAGTAATATACCGGAATCTCATTACCACTATCCCATGTATCGAAATATTTGCCCTCTTGTACTGTCACCACATGACCATCTATGCAGAGAATGTATGTGCCTGTCTGATGATCTGCGCAAAAATCATTGACTGTATAGATATATCGTTCTGATTGTTCAATCAGTTTGCGTCTGTACCCATGTTTGTAGAGATACGCTCCCCAGACATAATTTGCGCTTGGCATATCTGACAGAGCGCATGCCTGTATCATTAATCCGGTAAAAACCGTTTCCCAATCAAGCCCGGTTGCCTTACATATTGCCCGGACAACGCAATCTCCCGTTCTCTTGTCCTTAACAGGATTAGGATTGAAATATTCCCATCTATCCATCAGTCAATCCCCTTTGCTGTTTTATATCTCTTTGCCGCTCCTCTGGCTTTTGCGGCGTTCTGGCGGTTCCATTTAGCTATCATAAGTCGGTCTTGCAGCTCTCTTAGATCATTGTCTTTGCAGTAATCTTTGTACGCTGAATTCTGCTTCTGTAAAAGATAAGATTTCCTGTCAAGGTCTTGCTGTAATGCGAATTTTGCCTGTTCATCCTTGCAGTTATCAACCGCCGCTTGCATTCCAAGGACTTCACGCTTTGTTTTGCGAATTCTTCGCTCATAAGCACGTTGCCGCTGTTCTTTTTCATACTGCTTTCCCTTGTCGGCTTTGTCCTGCGCTGATAGTTCTGTATAGGGATTAAATTCTCCATCACTGGCTCCAAAACTATGCCGACAGTTAACTCCTGACAGTCCGCTTGCTGTTCCGTATCCGGTCAATGAGAACGGCGGGAATTTCTTGCTCTTGCCAGAACGAGAGTATATCTTTCCTTGCCACCATGCGTGATTTCCCGGATTCTCACCGCCGTCACCTGTTCTGGCTCCCATGTGAGCACTGACCAGAACTAAATCCCAGTTCATTTCTTCCATGCGTTTTAGGGATATATCTCCGGTGGCCTGTGCCACACCAGTTCTGACAGAACGCGCTACTGCTGTTTCAATCGTGTCTTTTCTGCCGGATGGATATGTGACCGTAACACCATCACTCACAACGTTATTAACCGCCTCTTTGATGGCTTGCGTATAGCCAACTGCTCCAGTCATCACATGGTTATATGCAAGGTCACATTGTTCGATATAGAGTCTCTGAGCGGCACTTGCAGTCGTTCTTGTGAAGTTCTTCCACTCTCCCATAGTCGCAAGCATATTTCGCTCCATGAGTCTTATCATAGCTGGCGACTGTTCGAGCGGTACAGGGCTTAATCCTGCTGCCTTGTATACTTTATCATCATAGTTCATTGCAGTGATTCCGGCATCTTCAAACGCTTCAAGAAGTTCCTGCTGTTCGCGTTTGGTGTATCTGGATAATTCTGCCAGAATGTCCTCTAACAGTTCACCTGATTCCTGTAACGTTCTGATTCTCCACGCGTCCGCATTGGTCAGAATATAGTCCTCACCTCTGCCGATTCTTGCCATCATCCTCGATACAATCTCAGAGATGATATACTGATGCAATTCTTCCGCAATTTGTTCACTGCCCTCTGTTATCCGGCGTAAATATTCTGGGCTTAACATGATTACTCATCTCCAAACAGTTTTGGTTCGTCTGGCTGGGCTTCTTTAACCATTGCTTTTGCTTCGGATTCTGTCATATTTTCGAATTTGACATAATACATCCAAGGAGGACAGTCACCCTGTAAGCGATACTTCCACCAATTGTCTCGGTCTCTCTCATAAGAATATGCCATTTCGCCAAAGTTGCACTGAACTTTATATGCACCGACTGGAGCCAATCCATATAAATCTGCATATACGCTCAACGCATATACTACTTGTTTTATGCTTTTGTCTAATTGGTCTCTTACGTCCTTGATAAATTGTACAGACCTCTGTTGTCCTGCTTCTACCTCTGTGGCTGTTTGTATTCCGCTTTTTTCATTAAATACAAAATATCCATTAGAGAATCCGACCTTATATCCAATCTGTCCAAGGAGGGCGTTTATGCCGCTTATACGGGTATCTGTGTTGAGAATCGGGTTAATCTCTTGGTAAAACTCTTTCTCGTCCTGCCCGAATACATTCTTGACAAAATGCGGTAAGCTCATCTCGTTTCGTCTGTTCTCCATACCCTGTGGCGACATGGCTGATACAGGTGTACCGCTTGGCATTAGTAGTCTATCATCTGCCAGGACAATCTTCTGAGAATCAAAAATCTCTCCGGCGTTACGGCTGTATGCAATGTCCAGGTCTTTTAACTCTTCAATTGCTTCAGCGAATATTGGAAGTCCAAGTGGTGTACTGATATCCACATTGTTAGCCTGTGGTGTCCGCAGTACTCCGTACAACGGTCCGTCCAACTTCTCACCGTTTGCCTTGAGTATCGGCGGTGTATCTGCCATAAGGTCAGCCCATTTGGTCTGTTTAAGGTCAATCTTATCACCGATTGACTGAGGAGATTTTGATACATAGGCTCTATTGGAAACGTAGTACGGATAGGTCGTCACGCCGTCCACGGTGGTTTCAACAAATCTATGATATTCAAGCCGTGTATAGTATTTCCGTCCAACTGTATAAGAATCCTTAAATATAATCCCTTTGATCTCCTGATTATCGTAATCCACAATCATCACATCTGCCGGAGTGAATACGTCAAGGCTCTCGCCGTTCGGCTTAATGAATACCGTTCCATAAGCACATCCATATTCTACCCAGTGACGTATTTGGAAATATATTTTATCTATCTGCCCCTGTAACCATGTTGCCCTTGCAGAACCATCTATCTGAATGCCAATCGCCAATGTTGCGAGCCGAGCTGTTTCTGAACAGACAGATTTAGCAAAATTAATCGTCTTGATGTTATTCTTATCATCTAACCATTCCGGAACTCCCCTGTAAATGTTCGCGCACCGGTTAATCAGTGATTCCATTTCTGGAAATTCTGCCGCCTGGATATTAAAGTCCTCTTCGGCTTGTTTTTTGAATATCATGTTAAACCACCTTTTTAGTGTTGTTATTAGTCCCATTTAGTCACCATTTTTCTTTTAGCTGATTTATTGGCGTCCCGGCAACTCCGGCACTCTCTCCGCTATCTGTTGCTTTGAAAAATGCATTCGGAATCTGTGGATACATAAATTCAAACATGAGATAATTTGCTGCATCGCAAAGATATTCTGTGTTTCCAGTTTCTTTATATTTTTTAATGCACATATCGTGTGATTCAAGTGCATCTACTAATTTCATTCCAAAGTTGTCTGCTGCTGTGCCATATTTGTAAAAGCTGACTTCTACTCGATTCTGACGCAATTTGTCAAATCTATCCGAATACTCTTTCGGTAGCTCTATTCCTATTCTACTCATTATGCACTGTACCCCCTTCTTCTCCACAATGACTCTGAGCCATACCGGACAGAATCTATCAAATGATTATCTTTATCCGGATATCCACTGCAAATATTTCCATCTTTATCACGTTCGTATTCGTACTTCTTAAACTCTTTGCAAGCATTTGGCGTTCTTTTCGGATCAAACACAAGTTTTCTTCTTTGCAGCCACTTCATGGAATACTCAATACTTCCCGGCCCTTTGATTGCTCCTCTTGCCGGGAGTCCTGAATCTCTGTAATCATTGATTGATTTAGGCTCAGCAGAATCGCAAGTAATTTCGTAATCATCGTATTGTCTTCGTTTGATTTCATTCGCAGTCCATTCATTTGATTTTTTATTTTCGTAAATCTCGTCAATGAAATAGATTGTTTCTCTAGCTGAATCATAATAGATTCTGGAGAAAGCATATTTGTCCGGATACCAACCCCAGTCAACTCCCTGATAAATTCTATCAAAATGGCTGATCTCTTCGTCCGTGATAGTTCTTTCTTCGATGTATTCAAAGATATTTCCACCATTTCCGTTGGCTTTTCCCAGATACTCATTTTCGTAAGCATCTGGATTTACTTCTTTTAGATGTTCGGCATCTGTGAGAAATACGTCGCCAAGCCACTCCTGTTCAATCCCTAAATCAAGGTATGTGCTATGCACAACCATTACATTTTCATCTTTTTCTTCTGCTTCTGTTGTATATTCATTCGCCCAATTATTCTTACTCCTAGGTGGGTTGAATGACTTGAATTTATACGCTTCATTGCCACCACGAATAGCAGACTGTTGAATGTTTCGGATTTCTTCTGGGTTAGAAAACTGATCTAACTCCTCAAACCAGACTATTCCGATATAACCAAACTCTGGCTTAATAGACTTAATCTTTAATGGATCGTCAGCGCCACGAAAGTAAATCTTCTGTCCAGTGGGCTTATACGTAATCTCCATAGGGGATACCTTGCATGTAAATTCCTCATTTAGATCTAATTTATCAATAGCCCATTTCATCTGAGCATAAACAGAATCTTTGATAGTATTTCCGACTTTTCGCAGAATCAGAGCGTGCATGTTCGGATTATTCTTCAACAGTTCCGGTATAATCAATGATATTGTCGATGACTTCATGGATCCACGCCCGCCGGGGAGAATGTATTCACTATGTTTCTTTGCTCGAATATCCCTAATCATTTTATGGAATACGTCCGGGACAATATTCAGGTCAATGTGGTATTCACCTTGCAATCTGGCTTTTTCTTCTGCTTTCTGCTGTTCTTCTCTGGCTTCTTTTATCGCAAGTGTTTTTTCCAGATCATTCATGGATTTTAGCTGATCGGAGAAGTCCGGAGCAAATCCGAATGAATCAGTCAGCTCGCCCCTTGCAATCATGGAGCGGCGTTGCTGGATTTCTGCCAGAGACATGATATCAGTTCCATTTTGTTTCTCGATCTCTGCCTGCTTTTTCGCTATATATGCAGAAATACAATCTTTTTCCAACAGTTTTTTTGTCGCATTCCTAATGATTCCATTAGAGTATCCGGCTTTCCTTGCGGCATCAGATGCATTTCCGCCATTTTTTATATATTCATCTGCAAACGCTTTCTGTTTAGGCGTCAAGTCCATCTAATCACCTCTATCTATTTCCATTCTTGGCACGCCTCCCATATCTCTTTCAGACACATGACCACATCATACTGGGATGCAGTTCGTAATATTTCATAATCACAATCTTTCCATTCACCACGTTTTGTTGGTCTAAGCACTGGTGTTGATATGATCGTTACTGTAATTAATCGTTCCTGCTCATGGCTGTAGAATTGTGATGTTCCGATTTTTATAATTAATCCGGTGGATAATATAGCTTTTTGGAGTTTTCTTGTAACTGCTTTTAAGTTCGCCATGTCATCACCTCAATTCAAAAAACCCCAGTATAGCAGTTATATACAAATATAATACCACACTGGGGAGATTTAGCTCTCTACCACTTTTATAAATTTTTAAGTTTTTTAAAGTCTGCCAATCAGTTTGGCTAAATGATAATATTCCGCCATGACCTTTCGTTTGTAGCCATAGAAATCGTTTTCTGTTGCAGGAACCGTCCTGATCTTCTCCATTGTCCGATAGCCGATGCTATTTACGATACTGTCGTAGATTTGTGATTCAATGCCGGGTGCATATTTGATAGATACCTGTAACAGATTGTATTTGTCGCTTTCACTAAGATTCCGCAAGTGGCTTTGTAATGTCGGTATATCATCCGGCGGCACTCCGTAATCAATCAGTGTTGCCTTTCTCAGCTTCATTTATTTCACCTTCTTCATTTAAACTCCAGTCGCATGGCATGCCTCGAAAACATTCTGGACAGTGTTCGTAGAATCCGCAGCCTTTGCAATCCGCTGGCTGTCCAGTACAATATTGCTGTAGTACGTGGTATGCTGATATAGCAAGGTTTGGCGTTATGTCTGGTGTGGGTTTGTCTGACATAGTTATCGTTCCTCTCAAATTTGCTAATTTCAAATAAATATCCCGTCTGGTAAGGACATTTCCGCCCTTACCGCATTGATTTTCGGATGAATTTCTCCATTAAAGAGTCCATCCAATTTTCTGTGTGCTTTTTACAGGTATCATCTCCCTCTACCAGGATGCCTTTGCGATCACACAGCCCGTTGTCGTTTTCAATGCAAGTTTTGCATGTTTTATCTGCCATTTTCCTCACCCCAATCTAATCTCTGTCCGCACTTATTACAATAAATATCCGCTTTATAAAGTCCCTCACTATTACAAGCTGGACAGTTACCTTTTGTTGCATAATATCTGCCAGAAAAATCGAAAATAGTTTTCATGTTATTTGGTTTCATTGGGGTCTGATTTTCTAACGCTTTAACTGCTAATTCTAATGCTTCACGGTACTTAATAATTTCTGGTACATTCGACCAGACCTTTTTAGTTAAGCCAATACGTTCCTGTAAGATTTTAATTGCTTCTTCTGGTTTCATGTTAATCCTCACATTTATTCACATACTTTAAAATAATCTAAAACTTCACCGTTTTCTTTTTTGCCTTGCATATCTTCTGCCGCTTCTTCAACGGTATTAAATTTACAAGTACATATGTGTCCTTTTGTTAAATTTACAAAAGAATACGTACCATCTAATTTGTTCCTCATAATTGAGACTAATACACTATCCTTTTCTCTAATTACTAGATACACATTATTCATTTTCTAACTCCTCCAACTTATTCACAGCTTCCTCGTGGGTGAGAAATACTATTCTTCCAATATCTTCTAAACGGTAGCAACTTTCTCCCATATCTTCTTTGCCTATTGCGTCAAACCTTACAGCACGTTCATTTTTGCAACAGAGAAAATGAATTTCTGAAACAGTCATCGGAATAATCGGTTGCTTGGCTCCGGAATTCACTCTATAAACCGTGTCTCCAACCTTGCACGGTAATCTCACAAGCAAGCCATGTTCTTCTAACTCTTTGTAAGACTTTAATTCTTCCAACCATTTAGCAACTTGTCCGTATTTATCTGCACAATCATTACTACTGATAAAACTGTTAGGAATAATGATGGTATTTTTCTCTTTGTTTATTCTGTTCTTTCTCGCTACTTCTTTGATGTATTTAATAGCATTGTCAAGTGTTAATCTCTCCATCTACTTCACCTCTTTCAACTTCTCGACTGCCAGCTTCAATGATTCTAAAAATTCATCATTTAATGCTGTGTGATCTGGATTCTCGATAAATTTCTCAATCGTGCTAATTGCTTTCTCTTCGGGTGAAGGGGCTGTAAGTCTTATTGATTTTGCAATTTCAAGAACTTCATCTATATTATCTTTCCAATCACATATATCACACAAATACTTCTTGCACCTAGTATTGCTTTCACTCAATACGCATTCTGAACAGTTACATCCTCTACAATTGCGTATATCTGCAATACGATTAGCAAACTCTCTTGCCGTCATTTCTTTTGTCCCGAGGAGTTCTGAAGCTTCGTAGAAAGCATCACACTCTACTCCGATACGTACGCTGTGCACCACATCTTTGTTATTACAAAATTTTAAAATATCTGGAAAATGTTGTCCTGGCAATGGTTTACAATTGCCTTTCGAATACCAATGAAATCCCTGTTTCTCAGCTTCTTTGAGAAGCATTTCATTTTCTTCTTCTGTCTTAACCAAGATACATGTATTTCTTAAATCAACCATCTACTTCGCCTCCTCCATCTGACTTTCTACGACATCTGCGAGTAACTCCAAAGACTTAATAAATGAGTCCGTCAAGGCTGTTCTGTCTGGGTATTTAGTGAATGTTCTGACAAGGTTTACTGCGTCCTTGATTTTTTCTTCATCTTCGACGATTTCGGATGCTTCATACACTGTCTTTTTAACATAGTTGTAAGTAACAATCTTACTGTCGTAAAAATTCAATATGTTTGGAAACGGAATTACGATAGGGTTTAAATGGTTTTCTCTCGCCCATGTGAATCCCTGAAGCTTTGCCATTTTCAGAACACTCAAATATTCTTCCTGTGTCTTTACAAACACGATTTTTCCAGTTAAATTAATCATCGGAATCTCCTTTTACAATCATATTAATGCAAGTGTTCCAACCAACTGCAATAATATTTTTTTTTGCTTTCGCGCTGCTGGTTGGGTCGACATATTCTTTTTTCTCTGGCAGTGGCTTCAATGGACACCAATCAGGCTTGCCTTGACAATATCCGTATTCACAATCAATTTTCTTCGTAAGACTTGTGTCTTTATCGTCATCTGAGATTGAACAACATGCTTCAACACCTTCATCTGATTCATAACAGAATCTACAATCTAAGCAATTCTCTGGTGTATCTATCACTAACACTGATTTACTCACCTACTTCACTTCCTCTCAACATTAGGCTCAAAGTGTTATATCCCGGGCAAGTTCTAACTCCGTTTCTGGCATCTCTTAACAATACACAATACGGATATAATGCCATGACCTCATAGATGTGTTCCGTGGTATCTTCTCCACGCTGGTCGATGTATTTGAAGCACTTTCCTGGTCTAAGGAAGTACCTTGCGCATACATACGCTTTTGTTCCGAATCTTACGCTTGCACTGCTCATTTGTGTTCCTCCTGTAATAATTCTGGATTGTCGAAAGTATTTCCAGCTACTTCATAATGTTCCAGATCAAATTTATCAAGATATTGTCTGTCTATGCTACCGGCTTCGCGTGTTACCCATCCTGCCATGCCCCATTGAATAGCTTCATATGTCACATCTTCCGGGTAAAGTTCGTCCAAGTGTGCCATCAAAATGTCATTTTCCCAGATTTTCTTGCCGTTCTTGTCATAAAGTCCCGTGAACTGGCGGAGGGTTTCTGGATCAACTTCAAACCACCTAATTAAGGGAGTACGAAAAACCTCAAATATATCACTGTAAATGAATATATTAATGCCAATAAATATCTTGCCATTACATTCCGTATAATATCCCTCAACCCATTTTCCATTATCAATCCGCTTTGCCTTGAAAAGAATTTCTCTCATTCAACTCCACTCTCCTCCATGATTTTGATTGCAAATTCAAACGCATCAGTTTCACCCTCAAAATACTCTGATGTATATTTTTTCTGTAATGCGGCAGCTCTTGTCTTTCTTGTTTCCAACTGCTCCACAACCTTATCAATGTCAAAAGCTGTCGGCTGTTCGTCAATAACTGCACCTATTGCAAAATCCATATCCGAATTTCCAAGAGAGTCAATTATTTTGTCTGCATCAATTAAACGCATTTATTCATCCTCCCACACTCCCAACAACCGCATCCTCTCATACAGTACAGCGACGGTCTTGCGTCTGTATCCGTAGAAGTCTTTCGGGTTCATCGGGATATATCTTTCTTTGCTGATTTTCCTGTAGCTTTTCCGGTGTAGGATATTCTCGATAACCATATCCGCTATCACCGTGTTTTTCGGGCAAGCTGACAAGGCAGCACTGGAAAGCAGGTATCCGTACTCTGCCGGGAAGTCTTTCAGCATCGTATTCAGTTTTTCAATGTCCTCTGCTGGAATACCGTAGTCTTTCAGCTTTTTGTTCCTTGTCAACATACCATTCTCCTTTCTATTTGTCTGAGTGGTGTTTATCGTACATGATCGCTACGCATACAAGACCGACCACTCCGACTATGATTCCAAGGGCGAATCCTAATAAGAATGTAATCATGTCTCTTCCTCCTTTTCGAAAATTGGTACTTCCATCTTTAGTCCTCCTCAAAATAAAATCTCACTGGCTCATCAGAATATTTTATGATTCCAAATCTGACCCCGACTTGAAATGGAACGCTATCTCTCTTTAATCTTTTAGGAATCTGATATACGTATTCTCTGAACTGCTCTAAATCAAGAGCGGCTTTGTAATGATTACAGCTTCTACATGCTGGAAGCATATTCGAAATGTCATCGTTCCCTCCTACTCTTAGTGGTTTTACATGGTCTACTTGCATATCTTTATAGTCAAGTACACATCCGCAATATGCACAATGTCCATTGCATTTCTTATACGCTTGCTCTCTCGTAGATTTTGAAATTCTTTTCCTTTTCATCTCATTTGTCATGCTTTCACCTCACTATCCTCTGGCATCTGAAAGACCACTGATTCTCTTATTAATTCCGTATAATCTTTTAGCACTTTAATTCCAGCAGCTACGCTTTCAGGAGTATCATAACTTCCCGTGTACGTCGCACCAGCTAATCCTGTACTGATGATTTTTGATGCTTCGAATTTCATATAGGCTTCCTGAATCATATCCAGTACTTTCATGGCTTTTGCTTTGGTGGAATATTCTCCGAGCAAGCAGCACCAACTCATATCTCTTCTTGCACTTATTACTCCACCCGAAACTTCGATATCGAATAAAAGTTCAAGTGTAGCTAAAACTTCCTTATTCTGACTTCTGATTAACATTTTGCGTCCTCCTCGTTGTTCGCTCTTTTATTCCATGCTTCTATTGCATATTCGGGATTGTTATAATGTCCTGTACCGCAAAGACAGTTACCGCATCTTACAAGATACTGAGCATTACCTAAATATCCCATTTCATCATCGGTAAAAATTTGCGCCTCTTCTCCACAAAACGGACAAGGTTTTAATTTCTCCATTTTCATCCTCACTTTCCCCATGTAAGCAACTGACACGCTATTGTGCAGTCCTCCATGATTTCTGTATTATTTATGTATCAATTCACCATTCTAATTTTGATACAACCTCGGTTTGCCGAGGATTCGTTATCACTTTCTGTATCTGTCTAAAATTTTCATTATCTTTTCTACATAATCAGCCATCTCAAGAATATCTTCGTCGTCCATCCATTTCAGTCCATATTTGTTTTCAAACTGATTAAGTTCAAACTCCATATCTCTTATCAAAACAAATTTCTCTGCCAGTTCATTTTCTTTTCTGGCATTTTCATCGTATTCGTAAAACTTTTCGCTTTTTCCATGTTCTTCATATATATCTGTTTCGATCTTGGTTCTTTTTGGAGTGATTCTTGTAATCTTAACCGGAATAATTTTTCTATGTCGGAACGTCGATAACCACCCGCAATTCACCGTTCTGGCAATTCCAACGGTATCTCCTACCTTTAAATCGCCTCTGCTGATTTCTTTTAACTTAATTTTCATTTCTCGTCCTACTTTCATTTAGCCAAATGCTACCTGCCCGTTATTCTGCATGACTTTTTATTTCTCCTGAAAAGCTTAATTCAATTCCTAGTTCTTCCTTGATAGCCTGCACATAATCAATCCATTCAGCCAAGCCCTGATTGATATAGTCCGAAGCTTTGTCCATGCCTGCCATGAACTTCTGGCATCTTTTCTGACCGAATCCAAATTCATCATGCAGGACAGCTATCGCCATGATCACGCAGCATTCAGATACAAGCTGTTTGATCTTCTCAGATGCTTTGTCCAGATCCTTTCTTGCCAGGGAAGTATGTATTCCTGTTACTCCCCTGAATCTGCATTCCTTTTCGAGGGCTTCAAGACCGCCCTCTCTGGTGATTCGTCTAGCAAGGTCAAGACCATCTTCTCTCCCGCGTTCATACTCTCGCATTTTATTCATTTCTTCACCTTTCCGAACCCGTATCCTGTCGGAGCATAGGCTCTATCAGTACTCGGGTGTGCTGTTTTAAGCAACCCATCATCAATAAGCTGGTTTAAATGTCTCCAGATGGTAGCTCTGCTTGCGTCTACTTTCTCGCAGATCTCGCTGACCGATGGTGCATATCCAACAAGTTTAAAGTAGCTTACTACATACATGTAGATTTCTTTTCTAAGTGCCTGTCCCTGTTCGTATTTGTTCTTAGTGTTGTACATTCTTTCTCACTTCCCTCTGTTTGGAATCTAATAACTTATTAAAAGCAACTAGACAATTCTTAATAAACTGTTTATCATTATCATCAGGACACATTTCCGCATACTCTCCAAGCTCTATCAGACGATCAGTGGCCTGCTTAGAATATTCGTCTGTAAGTTCGGCTGAATAGAAATCTTTTATAGCTTTCCAAAATTCAGTCATAAATTTTTGAATATACGGAATATCCTTTGCTTCTACTTTTATTTTTATCATCTCCTTTGAATATTGTATACAATATACTGTATACGCTCTATTTAATTTTATTTTATAAATATAATATATTTATATTATTTTAATATAAGTAACCTTTGTTAACCGTAAAGTAACCGTACTAATTTGTGTAAACCATTGATTTTACAGGTAGGTAACCGAGTAACCGAGTAACCCTGACTTTCTCATATAGGGAAACTTTTATACTCAATATGTGCATATAAATACTCAAATATATATATACAGAATCAAAGGTTACCTAGGTTACCCGGTTACCTTTTGAACGAATTGTTTGTTAATCAAACACAATATCGTCCGTAATTTCAAAATCATCACTACAATTCACGAATCCTTTCGGAATTTCATCTACAATTTTCAAAAACACACATTTGGTGACAATTCCGTCAAGTTTTTTTGCTTTGGTCGGATAACCTCTGCTGTCGGTTTCCACAAGTCCCTTCTTAACAGCCCATGACAAAAATGCTTTTCTGGAGAATCTTCCGATTTTGCATAAATCATCAAACGCTGCGCTATAGATTATTGCAGTTGACGTTTTCTCTACCGGGTCATTGTCAATAATTCCCCATCTTTCTGTTTTGATATCTGGGTTATCGTCGAATTTAATTCCGTTCATGGCAATCTTATCAAGTACAAACCAGTATGCACGTTCATTTTCAGAAACCATTTCTTTCTCTGTCAGGAGGCTCTTCGCCGTCTCAATGTCAATGTACTGGCCATCATGGAACAGCTGATCTGTTGCGATTTTATCTGCTGTCAGGATAATGCTCATTGATATACTCTGCTTCTGCATTTTATCATCATCCTGTATAAGGCTCTGAAAATGCTTCTGTATGGCTTTTATATCGTCAATGGACATTTCCTTAACTACATTTACAAAATCGATTCCTGCGTACCCGTAGTTCTTTTTAAGGGTATCTGCGGTAAGCTGCGGGTCGTCAAATATCTTTTCAGAGCACTCAACCTCGATGATTCGGTTAATCGCTCCGCCCTGGCTGACATACCCAGCGAGCGGTCGTTCGCCGTTAGTCAGAATACAATTCTGCCAGCGATTCTCCCGGTTAACACCCAGCTCCTTGTTGGAGCGACTCTTTCCTTTTCCAGAACACAGGTCGTACACAATTCCCTCGAAATTATCTCGGATTTTAGCCGACACCTTTGAAGTATCATCCAGAATTAATGGAAGATTGTTAAGCATATCGGACTTTGCTTCCAGCGCCACATCCGTTGTCTTGAAGTCTCCTATGTATCGTGATTCACCCGGATTTGCCCAGACGGAAGCCCCCAACATAAGCGTCACAGTTTTACCACCCTCGGTTTCACCCCATAAGTCCACAAAGAACGGAAGAGCACCGACCAGTTTAATTAGAATGCTTGCGAAACTTGCAGCCAACATGATTTTTGGTTCGATTCTTCCAGTAGCACGAACCCTTTTTACATGTTCATACCACTCTGCTCTGCTGCCGCCTACACTGATACTTTCGTATAACTGCCGAAATCTCATATCACCATCAAATACGATATCCTTGTCGTAAGGCAGAAAATAATCTCGAATCCACCCGATTTTGCTAGAAGAATATTGGATGTTGATATAATCATCATTGGCATTTTCTACGTCTGACAGATACCGGACCAGATACTTCGCATTTTCCGAAGTGACTGAAATTCCCAACGCTGACAGCCCTACGATTTTAGTCGCGGATGTAATCATTGTCTTTGGAACGATAATTTCAGACCATTTACCGTTTCGCTTATATGCAAGCTTAATCTGCTCTTCTCCAGTCTCCATGTTTTTCATTCGTTCGATTGGAAGAATCGGATGATAACAGGCTATAATATCCGGTGATCCTGGATTTGTATTTGAAATCCTGATTCCCTCATCATCTGCCATCCAGTTGAGACATTTCATGCGGTCATATTCGCAATCAGAGAAATTTGTCCATTGATTTAATGTGGATACAGGTTTCTCTTGTTTTTCTTTCTCAAGGATCTGCTTATGTACTTTTGTGTAGACTTTTAACAGATCCTCAAATTTCTTCTTTACTCCAAGCTCTTTTGCCCTGTCCAGAAGCGTCAATGTCAAACGTGCCTTGTAAATCTCATCTTCTTGCTTGAATATCTCATTAAACACTTCTTCTTCCAGAATTGATTCTGATGTGAGCTTGTTAATCTGTTCCATTTTCTTTAATCACCTTCTTCCAATCCTGTTATGAATCCATGCTTATATAATGCAAGCTGTAATTTGTTCCATGCTTCACACCATCCATCTGATAATGGCCTTACTCTGCCAAGAACAGACCTGTAAAAGTCAATATCGGACAAACATTCCTGCAATTCTTCTTTTTTCTTCCGCTCTGCTTTCTCTCTCATTTCTTTTTGCTTCTGAGCGTGATATATTGCCATTCTGGAAGAGAAATCTGGTTTCTGGTAAGTTCCCCCAAGCATGGTAAAAGCTGTCTTAAAATCGCAATTATCCATGTTCTGGACAAATGTAAAAATGTCACCAGTCGCACCACATCCGAAGCAATAGTAGCTGTCTTTGTAAATTTTCAATGAAGCAGTACGGTCATCGGGGTGAAATGGGCAACTGATAAAGCCAGCTCTGTTCGGAATCATTCCGTATCTGACAAGAATATCTCTCATACTGTTCTGTTGCTTAATTGTTTCTTTGTCCATCCGACAGAATCTCCATTATTCGTTTTCCAGTATTTTTTTTGTCACAAAATAGGAATTCAACGCCATATTTTCTCTGCATTGTGCATAGAATTTTGTACAGCGTATCGCCGTGCATAACTTTCTGTTCTTGTTCGATCCAAACACCATTTTTCTTAACCCGCTTCTTCGCCCTGGGATTCTCCCACCAGAGAACGTCATCCAGCTTTTCGATTCCTTTCCCGTGTTCGCATAAGAAGACAAGTTTTATTCCTGCTTCATTTGCCCGGATAATTTCAGATCGGAATCTTTCATGCTGCTGGCATACATTTCCGCATAACTCTGCAAGGTTCTGTTTTCTATCAACTACTAAACGTGGGTTATCATAATTCATGTAATCACCCACATACAGCTTTGACACGAACCATTTTTCTCCTGCCTCGTCAAATGCCTTTTTAATACCATCGATAACTTTCTGATGTTCTCTACTGTCAATTTGTATCATGCAAACGGCATCTCCTCATCAATTCCATCTGGAATACTCATAAATCCGTCCGGGTCGGCTTCTGGATTCGGTGTAGGTGATGCTGTCTGTGCCTGTGAAGAACCTTTGCTTTCGCCGAATTCGATTTCCTCGACAACAATATCTGTTGTATATACCTTCACGCCGTCTTTATTCGTATAGGATCCTGTCTGGATTCTTCCAGATAAATCTGCTTTCATACCTTTTCTGAAATATTTTTCGATAAATTCCGCAGACTTTCCAAATGCAACGCAATTAAGGAAGTCCGCTTTCTGATCAGAACCCTCTTTTGCAAATCTTCTATTGACTGCAACGGAAAATCTTGCGATTGATGTTCCATCATTTGTATATCTGACTTCTGGATCTCTTGTAAATCGTCCTGTAAGAATAACTTTGTTCATTTTTTATTCCTTTCCACTATGCTGCTTATCGTACTCAATCAACATTTTGAGGCATTTTTGCCCTTTTTCTTTTGTGAGTCCTTTTACATCGTCTACCTTGAAACGAGTTTTAATCTGTTCAAACAAGTTAGAACTCGGATATTTGTCAATGATGTTCTGGATGCTCATTACATTTTCTGAAGTAATCATCTCAACAGGTTCTTTTGATTCTGGCTTTTTAGATGCTGTTTTCCCACTACTACCTGTATTAGTAGAATCACTGTCTTTGTTGTCATCAATGCAGAACAAACCATTCAGTGCGTACTTTCTTGCATAAGATGACGCTGCGCCTGTAACCTGGGAAGAATCCATGCCTTTTTTTGACTCTTCTTCCCTTGCATAAGCAACTGTTACGATTTCAGAAGAAGAATCCTCTGCATCTTTTAAATGTGTTTCTGCTCTTACATAGACTCTGTCTCCGACCACTTCCATTTGATCAGTGATACATAATGCTGTCTTTGTTTCTGCCAGAAGCGGCTTTACTGCTTCAAGAATGTCCTCACAACTTCTGTATTTGTATTTCCCGAAGGAATTGTACTGTCCTTTGGGAGCTTTCAGCTTTGACTGAATAACTCCTAATTTTTCATAGATATTCAATTTCAATCCCCCTTGTCATAGACCACGCACTTACTGGCTTCTACAATCAGTAAACTTGCAATGTCTTTCATAGATATAGTTGATTCGTTATAGATTTCAACCAGTGTGTTGTATGCTTCTGGAGTAATCTTCACAACCGGATTCTCCTTTTCACTGATTGTTTTCTTCTTTTTAGCCGGAATACGGATTTCAAACTTTTCCATTGTTACCCTCCTTAGTTGCTTTCTGAGCCACTAAAAGCCCATTTAAAGCCTGTACATAGCTTGCCAATGTCCTTGCCTTATACTGCTCTTCAATCGGATTATCCGGCACTATAGCAAGTTGTATATCGATTAGTCTCAATACTTCCTGAATGCGTTCGTCCATACTTACACCGCCTTAAAGAAACAATAAAGGTTATCTGATGCATCTCCGAACTTCTCTCCGTCGATATCTTCGGCTTTGTGGTATTCCACATGGTCCAGAGACATGTCGCAGTTCTCATAATCTAAAATGTGATCTCCTCTGGATTGAAGCTCTCTGAGCAGTTCATTAATACATCCTGCTATCTCCAGACTGGGAAGAAGTTTCATAATTGCTATCTGCTTACTCATTTGGACACTTCCCATCTATCAGAAGCTCCAACAGGAAAGTTTTGATTGCTTTGAGGCTTTCACGGCTTTCTTTCTCGAAAAATGGATTAAAAGATACATGCTGATATAAATCCCATTTAAATTTGTCTTTGGGGAGGCGAACATCTTCTTTCCTTTTAACCCCTCTTACTTCCAAGCCGTAGCCTGAAAAATCGAATGTGACGTTTGCTGTCGGAACTTCGTTCACAACTCTTTTACAAAGTTCGTAAATTTCATCAATCTCTTTCTTGAACATCTTCTTATCCTCCTTATTTCCTACTGCCAGTCTGCTTTCATCTGGCGTACCGCCCATGCTGCCGAGATGCCAAAAAAGATGTTCAGCCAGATAGGTATGTCCACATATTTCCCGGCAAGCATACAAACAGCAATTAGCATATACTCTTTCATTTTATTTCATTTCTCCTGCAATCCACGCAAGGTTACTCGCCACCAGTGCAGCGACTGTTACAATCCATGCAGTGAACCATTTTCTTGCTTTTTTTCTACTTTCTTCGACAATTTCTGTCGCAAGAATGAACTCAAGTTCGTCCCATGTCGGAACATTTTCACATTTATTTGTGCTATTTCTGCTCATATCGTGCTAATTTCTCCTTTTTTGGTATTTACAATTAGCAGATACGAAGTTATAATTAACCTGTACCTACTAAGTGTGGTTTAGTTGGTGCAACGCTCCGGGGCGGAGGTATCGGCTCCCTCCGGGGCACTATCACTTTAATGCTTCCTTTCCTCTCCAGATATATCCTGTTTCTTCCCAGAGCTTTCTTGGAGAGATAACAAATTCTATTCTGCCAGAACCTTTTCTGTCGTGAATCACTTTGTTCCCACGATACGCCGTGCCGATAGGCAGCCACCCGTAGATGATTCCTGCTCTGACAGATGGTGTAGGAATGCCTGTCATTTTACTCACGTCTGATACTGTCAGGCGTTCGTTTGAAAACTCCGGCATCTGTGGAATGCCCGATATGATTCTCGCAACCTCTGCGGCGAACTGATGAACTTCTGCATTTTCTTTGATGTAAGTATCAACTTCACTCATTTCATGCTCCTTTCATATTTGTTTTTATGAATTTTTTTTACCTTTGCTTTCTTCTTTCTCTTTTGAGTTTTGAATGGAGATTTCTTTCCGGTAAAATGCGTAAAATTATTTGCTCCCATTATTTATCACCTATTGTATTTCCTTTCCCCTCTACCTATAATGCTTTTACAGGCACCGACATGCCGAGTATAACGAAAGGGGAATTATATGGTTAAAACAATCACTCGACTGTATCACTGCCACAAGATTCACAAGCATGTGACTGTTTATGAAGAGTATGAGGTTTCTGGTAACAGTCGCCGCCTACTGCGGTGCTCATGTCCATATCATCAATACACGGAAATGAAGCCGCGCTGTGATGGGTATAATGACCATGGTTTTCAATGGGGTTATGCAAAAAATCAATAACCAGGCTCACTAACTCATCTGGTCGCTCACTTGGCGATAGGTAACAGTAAAGCCGTAGGTCACATTTGCAACAGTCTCCACCAGATTCTTTGCAGTGCTGGCTGACGGCTTTATTAAATTGTAATGCGTCCATTTATGCTCCTTTCTACTCAATACACATTTGAGCATTGCAGTCCCTGATGCGCATTACTGTATTTGTACATGGATGCCAGTTCTTAACATATTCCATAGCTTCTTCAAATCTCAGCTTAGGGATGTTATTACGGGCGTTTACTGCGAAGTAAGTCTTTATATCCCTGTTGCATTCAGCAAATACTTTCTTGCCAATTTCCTTGTAAGCATTTGACTCTTTCCCACCAAGGTGAGCAATTACGACACTTGACACTAAGTCTCTAATAGATTCCTGCTGTGCGTAGTCAATAGTCATGGTATTTTCAAGTCTGTTAAGCCGCTCTTCGTGATCTAAGAATCCTGTCGCAATAACCTGTATCTGTTCAACTGTCGTCAGTGGCTTCTGATATGAGCCTGTCTTTCTGATTGTCGGAAGAACTTCATCCATAACCCATGATTCGAATTTCTCTGCCGATGGAAGTTTCGACTTCATAATTAAGCGGTACAAATCTCCCTCATTTATGTATGACATTGACTGAATGCCACTAGATGTAGGGGTGTCGCGTTTCACGACTCCCTTGCAATGCCTTGATACGGCATCTCTGGGATTGTTATATCCAAGAGCTTTGGCAACATCAGTGCCAACAAAGTACGGTTTACCGTCAATTTCTATTGTTCGAATTTCTCCGAACTCCCCTGAATTAAAAATCTGTAATTCGTTCATAAGTCTCCTTTCTTGTGATATACTCCCAGTAGATGGGAGGTGATTAAAATAAATCAAATTATTTCAATTTTAAAATCGGCTAAAGGAATCATTACGTTTGAAAATGTTTCTTTTATCCTTGGGTTAATAGGGTCTGCTGGAACTGCTTGGCAATTATTTCAATCACGGCGTAATCTTCATTTAAGCTTGCCTTATTTTGGATATAGCCCAGAAAAACAACTGGCTTTGGCTTATATCCAGTTTGACAATCTCTCAAATTCCGTAATATCAATTACAGATGTCTCCATTGTTATTAACGGAATTACATATCCATGCAATAAGTTGCCAACTATCGTTGCTTCTTCAGACCGGAAAATCGGTGGAAAAACCGTTTCTTCCGACAGCTTGTACAACATGTCTCTTCCGGTTTGTTTGTCTGGATATGGTGGAAGCAGCGGCTACTTTGTGTTTCAGATTCCATTAGAATCTGTTCCACCTGACTCCACACGCCGGACATTTTTAATTTCGACCAGTCGTGGCTCGTCATTTCGAGTTGAACTGAAACCTGACCGAGAATATTTTCACTGACGGTGCAGTCTAACATTTTTCTTCACCTCCTTTGTTCTTTATCCCTCAATGCGATTGCGTAACCCAAAGTCATCCGCAAATCACTTTCTTTGTTTCGTTTTTTGATTTTGTGTTATACTCTCCTTTGGAAAGGAGGTATTAAAAAAAATGACTTATGATGAATTTATGTCGGTCATTAACTCTGATGTTGAAAGAATCCTGTCGGAAAATTCCGCTAATATTGCTCAGAGCCTGTTACAAGGTCTGCCGGAAGACGAACCTTGCATATCAAAAGAACAATTCCAAATCATCAGAAATGCCGTAAATACATCTATTCAGTCTTCTGTTCAAATAATGTTCGATTACCTAGATTCATTCGGAATGCTGGAATATGAACACCTGACTGAGCATCACGAACCGCCCGTTCTAAAAGTGATTCAGGGCGGACTTTCGGACACTGAGAAGAAATAATTTGTTGCTGGTCTTGAAGTTGCGATTCAAGGCTGGCAATTCTTCTTTCCAGGGACCGGAATTTTCTCCTTGCTGATCTGCTCAACTGTTTTCACTTCCTTTCTAGTTAAGAACTTTGTAGATGATTTTGTCTACTTTTTAAAGAAAATTTTTTCTTTCTCAGTAAGTGATGTGATTCCAAGTTCACTACAGAGAATATCTGTTTCCCTGTTTGTGAAGTCTGCCTTGTTCTTACATTTCATTCTGAAATACTGCCTTGAAATCCCTAATTTCTCAGCCAAATATCCATATTTCTTTCCAGAGTCTTTAATTCTCTGTTCAAGCAATGGAGTATCAACCATTCCTGTTCCTCCTTTCTTTTTGTTGATGTTTCTGTCTACATTTAACACTATAACCCGTGTTGATATTTTTGTCAACAATATTTTCAAAAAATGTTGAAATATTTTTCAACACATGTTATACTCTCATTGTAAGCAGAAAGGAGGTAAACTCCATGAACATAGGAGAAAGAATTAGAAAGTGCCGTGAAAATTTAGACATGACGCAAGAAGAACTGGCATTAAAACTTGGATATAAGTCAAGATCTTCCGTGAATAAGGTTGAAAATTCAAGAGAACTTTCTATAAAGAAAGTGCGTGACTATGCTAAGGCATTAGGCGTATCGCCTGCTTACTTAATGGGATGGACGGAACATAAGCCAGACAATGCAGAATTAGTCGCAGATATCTCAGGAAATCCACAGCTACTGTCCTGTATTGAAAAACTCACTAATCTTCCAAAAGACGACCAACAGTTAGTTTATGGCTACGTAGATGCTCTCTATTCCAAAAATAAAGCCGGGGATTAATTTCCCCGGTTTTTTAATACTCTGGCAATGAATCTATAGAAGAATTCAAGCAGACTGTCATCATTTATTTTATCTATCATCTCAATAATTTCCTTCTTATAATCCATAAATAACCCTCCCTGTCGCAACTACCGCCTACACTACAGTATATGTTCGGCTGTGGAAAATAGAACCGAACATTAGTTCGCTTTTGCTATTATACCACCTATTCCGACTCTTGGCAACTGCCAATGATATACATGAACTCTCACTATTTTATAGAAAAAAACATTTCTTTTTCATCTAAATCACTCTATTTCGTTCTAAATCTTTACAACGCGTTCTCAAAATGATAAAATAAAAATACCACGAATAACCGTACTTTACATAATATTGCAAAATCAGCGGTACAAAATACATAATCCGCATGGAAAGTGCGAAACGTGGTGAAAATCATATAATAGGAGGGATTTTATGAAGAAGAAACGATTTTCAAAAGTAATTTCACTTTTGCTCATGCTATGTTTGCTATTATGCAGCATACCGGCGATGGCAAGTGAGTTCGGGGACGGAACCAATACTGGAGGAAGTTCAAGCATAGTACCTACATACTATTCATACCGAACCCCGATCGCTTTGAAAAAAGGCAAAACAGTAACTGCATACATTTTAAAATCAGAAAAAGCTAAATTTAAAGGGCCGGAAAAAGGATACAAATGGACAAGTTCCAACAAGAAATGTATTTCTGTCTCATCCTCAGGCGTTGTAACTGCAAAGAAAAAAGGAACTGCTGTAATTACTGCCAAAAAAGGAAGAACTGTTTATAAGTGCAAACTCACATCAGAAGTTCCGAAGTGGAGTCAATTCATTTCTGTTATTGACTTAGGCAAATCATATCAGTTCAAGATCAGCAATACAAAGCAAAAAGTTAAATGGATTTCTTCCAATCCATCCATTGTATCAATAACATCTGATGGAAAGATTCATGGTAAATCAGTCGGCTGTGCAACCATAACGGGAAAGGTATCAACAATGGAATTCGTAACCACTGTAAATGTCATAAAACCTTATGTGCAGCCTACGCCAGCTCCGAGGCCATCAGTTCAAACATACAGCATGGGGCAGACTTGGACAGTTCCAGGACAATGGAAATTCACAATCAATTCAGTTACTGAAATGAGCGAAAGAAACCCTTATTCAAGCACCAATCCGGCGGCTGTATATTTAGTAGATTACACCTATGAAAACATTGGGTACTATTCTTCAGATTTTGACGGTCTATATATGTCTTTGGGATTATACAAATATATTGATTCTCAGGGATACACCGGATACACTTATCCAAATTCGCCAACTTATTACCCTGAAGAGATTCCAGTAGGCGCTAAATGTCATGCGCAGGAATGTATTGGTGTAAACCACAAAGGAAATTTCAAAATCTATATTGACCAATATTCAGACAATGGATATTCAGACTCAGACAAATATTCAGCCATATTCAATGTAACCGTTAATTAAATATAAAAAACCACCCCGGCATTGGCGTACCGAGGTGGCGTTTATACATCTCCGAAGAAATGTAATATTCTGGCAAAACATATTGTATCATCTTCGGAGCAGTCGGGCAAGTCAGAAAATTTGTTCGGCTGTTATTTTTATACCTAAATACAGCTACAGAAAGAGGGAATAAAAATGGCGAAGAAAAGAAAGAAATACCCGAAACTCCCCAACAGTTTCGGAACAATACGGTACCTGGGCGGCAACCGCAGGAATCCATTTGCGGTCCATCCTCCGGCAGTACTGGATGAAAAGACCGGAAAGCCAGTCCGCCCGCCTGCAATCTGCTATGTGGACGACTGGATTAAAGGATTTACTGTACTGACCGCATACAAGGCAGGAACATATCAGCCAGGGATGGAACGGGATCTTGAGATATCACCTACAACGGACGTAGATACCCTTGTTACTCGTTTGATTGCTGACTACAATACAATCAAGGGTGTCGAGGATAAACACCCGGAAATCAAGAAATTGACGTTTTCAGAGGTATATAAGAAGTTTTACGCATGGAAATTTCCAGAGGGTTCAAAACTTTCTTATAGTTCAAAAATAGCTTACCAGACCGCTTACTCGAACTGCACGACTCTGTACAATCGTATCTTTGAGGATTTAAAAGCGCCTGATCTGCAAAAGGTAATTGATGACTGCCCGTTAAAACGTCAGAGCCTTATGGCAATTCTTACGCTGTTCAAGCAGATGTATAAATATGCTGTTTACTCAGAAATTGTAACAGAAAACAAGGCTTTGTATGTAAAAGTCAACGCGGATGACGACACTGAACATGGAACGCCATTTTCTGACAATGAGCTAAAAATTCTCTGGAAGAATTCTGCTGATCCGGAAGTGCAGCTTATATTAATCATGTGTTATTCTGGCTGGAGAATCGGTGAAGTGCTTAAGTTGACGACTAACTTGGAAGAGAGATACTTTCAGGGTGGTATCAAGACTAAGGCAGGAAAGGACCGCGTAGTGCCAATTCATTCGGCGGTATACGAATTTGCTAAGCAAAAGGTTCTTACTCAAGGTGGGAAGCTCTGTGTATATACTCAGCAGCACCACCGTAATGCTCTGTTCTATCCTACGCTTGAACGTCTTGGAATTGTTGGCGATCCGAAACACACGCCACACGACTGCCGCCATACTTTTTCCATGTTATGTGAAAAATACGGCGTCCGGGAGAACGACCGGAAGCGAATGCTGGGTCACTCTTTTGGTGGAGATGTTACAAACGCGGTATATGGACACAGGACGCTAGAAGAGCTCCGAACAGAGATTGAAAAGATAAAAGTCCCATTTGTGACTAACTGTGACTAACGGAATCTTATTTTATCAATTTTATTCATCACAATTCAGAACATAAAAACGCGTGAAACCCTTGTAAAATCAACATTCTCAGCGATTTTGCAAGGAATTCACTCATTTCATTTTCATTATTCTAATTGTATTTAATTAGGACATTAAATTAGAACTATGCAAATGTCAAAAAGTCCTTTAAATACAGTACTTTAGAGGATATTCAGTTAGGAAATGATTTTTTTTATTTGTGACTAACGTGTGTCCAACGAACTAATAGGATTTACAAAACGAAATGATACAATATGTTATAAGAAACATGATTCCCGGGGTGCTATCCCCGGGAGCTTTTATTTATAAATTTTTGAAATTCTGGTAAATACGCCCTTCGGGACAAACTCAAATACGAACCCATCATCATTCGGGTACGGGATTCTGACGAAGTACCATTTCAGCCCGGAACTGTCTGTTTCGGTGTATTTCATTACCTCTACAACTGCACCTTTTTTCAGTTTTGGAAACAGCTTAGATGGGCTGTTTTTGTTTGATTTTGTATAACATTTTGTGTCTTTTTTAATCTGTGCAATGTAGGCTCTGGTGTTCTGTTTTTTGACTGTATCTGAGTCTGAAACTGGTGTTGTATCTTTAACTAAACTGTAGTTTGGAGTGCAGAATTTTGTTCCCGGGAGGTTGCTGTTGTAGTAGCTTTTCTGGCATACTCCACCACCATTTGCGATAATTGTAGAGCCACCAGAAGTGTTTCCTTCGACTGTCCAGAACCGATCTCCTGACACTTTTATTACGATTCCGGTGTGTGTAAATGTGCCATTCCGATAAAAAATAACAATATCTCCAACTTTTGGATTGCTGTTCAGAGTAAACAAATCTGCCATTGTCGGGCAGTAAACGTATGGCCAATGTTTCAAAAGTTTCTTTGCTGTGTCTAAGCCGAATGCTTTCATCATGCACCACGAAACAAACGCTGCACACCACGGCTGTCCCTGATAATCCGGCTTAATATCTCGCCAGTATTTTGTATAATTATTTTCTCCGGCGTTTGCCGTCTTGCTGTCGAGCTGACTATTGCTTGCTTTTTCAAGATATCCAATTTCATTCTTTGCGGTCTGGATTAATTTGTCAATTGCGTTCATGCTCTTATCCTCACTTTCTGGAAAATATGTTTTTAATGCGTTATAAACAAATCTCTGCCTGTCCTTATATACTCCCACTTGATTCCCTGTGTCCGTCTGGCAGGCTGCATAGAGATTATCGAGTGTATATGGTTTCTGGGTCTTTGCTAAAATCCTTGTTACTGCTCCCTGTCCACCTTGGTGTCTAAAGTTCACGCACATAGCTTGCGCTCTAGTGTCCGTGACACCCCTTTTAAAGGCTTCATCCGCATAGGTGGCTAATTGTTCATCCATAAGGCTATCTTGGCATTTAACGCCAATTTTGGACGAAATAAGGGCAATTATGGTGTCGGCAAGCTGTGACACTCTGGAAATATTAAAGCATTCCCAATTTGCGGTCTGAACTTGTTCTAAAAGTCTGACCTTGTCTATCTTCTCCCACTGTTCCGGGTCAGCATCGTAAATCCGCTCCAGAAGCGTCTTGGCTTCGGTTGCGTACCATGCTCCTGCCCCGATTGTGATTGCGTGTTCATCTGAATTATTCTCATAGGCTTCCGTGAAGTCTGAATAATCCTGCTGTCCGTAAACCTGTCCACCGGTTTCGACTGCGTAAATAATCTTTCTCAGGACGTTCTTTTGTTCAGTTGTCATGTTGCCCGCTCCTTTCACAAAGATTCTTACCTAATTCTGATTATAGCATTTAGCGTTAAGGCATCTCTGTACCAATTTAAAAATCCGACAGGTGATTGCCTGCCGGATAATGCTAAATGACATATTTGTGATGATTGTATCTGACCGACCCTTGATTAATCTTTACACTGTTCCTTATAAATAGGTAGAGGTTTTACGAAAGCTTTCCATTTTTTAATGAATTAAATGGGAAGAGGCTCTTGAGTTTTAGCTTATATTAATTAAAAAACATAAAAATGTTTGAGTATTAGTTATAGTAAGACCAAGAATTATCTATCGTTAATCGACCGTATTATTTACGAAGTCTTTCCATTTTTCCCAATTAGCCATTTTCCAGACTGGCTTCGCTCGTTCCGGAAATAATACGATTTTGCATGAATTTGAATTACGGTAAAAAATAATTCCAGATCCATATTTATATGTCGCATCAATAGGAAGATCATTCCCTGTATAGTTAGCACCAGAGAGGTGGAACAGAATGTACGTGCTAGATGAAGCTTTGCTTATCAAAGCCTGTATATCGGTCACGTTTTCTTTCAAGGCAAGCTTTGAGGTGTTACTATTTAATTCATTAATCGCTCCCAGAATCGTTTTGTCGTTTGTCTGAAGCTTCTCAAACACTTTGTCGGCAATTTTTCCAAGTACCCAGTCTGAAAGAGTAGACAGTGAAAGGCGTTTGTTTGCCTTTCCTGCCGTATCAAGTACCATTACTTCATCATTATCAGCTACTGTAGTTTTTGTAGTATAATCTGTCCACTTTGGCATAACTGTTTCCTCCTTATGCTAAATATTTGTCCCGGATATATTTTTTGACTGCATCAAGATGAGTCTGTACATCGTCATTCATCACAAGGAAATTGCCTTTATTATTCTGGCTGACAACTTCTCCTGTTTCCTCGTTTACCTCAGAATAGGTGTAAGCGATACGACTTCCCTCTCCTGTGCTAAGATTCATAAAACTTGTAAGAATTTTCTTCATTATATTTTCCCCATTTCGTCAATAATGTTTTCCCTGTCATTAAAAAGTTCCTTTTCATAATCTGGTTCCGTGATCTCCGCTCCTTCTGATTCGTAATCTGGTTCAAGGATTTCTATATCTCTTGCGTCTGTATAAGCCGTATCTCCTGGGTCGGCAAATCGCATATGCTCATATTCAATTTGTCTTGCTTTGATTTCGAACGAAAATTTAAGTCCCGGAGTTCCTTTTACGATAAAATAATTCTGCTCTTTCTCAGCTATCCAGCAGTCGCCCTCTCCTTCTTTTTGCAAGAACACATAATATTTAATGCCGACATTTGCAGATTCCTGAAAGATATCATCTATGTCAATCATACAAGTCCCGTCATCCGATATTACGGATTCACCGATATCTCCAAAGAATGGGGTTGGCATTTCATAGCAGTAAAAGAGCTGTTCATCATAGTCTACCGTCGAAACTGATCTTGATTTTGTCCCTCTTACTTTCAAACTCCCTCTGATAGAAGCATCTGCTAAATCAGTACCCGTGCCCCCGCAATAAAAATGCCCGCTATTCCACGCTTCAATGTGACTGTATGATTTAATAATTCCGTCCGCTTCAATGGTCTTTGTTGCGCTAATATCACCAGCCGAAACACTGCCCGCCGAAACACTGGTATTAACCGAGACTGAGCTTGCGTGTAGGGTTCCTGTATAAAGATTGATTCCTCTAATTCGTGTTCCATACAGTGTACCATATCCTGGTACATACACCCCTGTATTCGTTTTCGAATAAATCTCTCCGGTCGAAGCGTCCAGTGTTACTTCTCCATACGTGCCATTTTTTGCCGAAAGTTTTTTATATCCGACTTCCCATCCCGCTAGCTCGCCAGTGTCAATGTACGAAGCATTCAGATACACCTTGTTGTTATAAAGATATAGCCCCTGTGTTTCCCCGTTGTTGGTCAGTTTATTAAAAATCTCCAACTGAGTCATGTCACTGGCATCTTTTCCGTCCTGTCCGTCTTTACCTTTTTCTCCATATACGCCAATCACGTGAGGAAGTGTTGTTGTCTTAGACCCGTTTGTAAAGAAAGTCTCCTCATAATTCCACAGGTACCTATTGTCCTGTGTTGGGATCTGTACAGTTTCTGTCCATCCAGAACTACTTGTTGATACGCCAGATGAACTGGACGTAGCGAGATAATGTTGTACAATCTTCGAGATTCCATTTCCGGTATCACCTTGCTTTTGCTTTACAACTACAAATTCTTTCTTTGCGGTCATCCCATTGTAAGTTGCAGTTGCTGTGATTGTGCCACTGTCCACGGACAGTCCAGAGACCGTGTACGTTGCCCCTGACGCAGAACCACTTATTCCGTTTTCCGCAGAGAATGAAATATTTGACTGTGCGGTCACGTTCTCAGCACCATACAGTACAGTTACCGTAGTTTTGCATGTCGGAAATGTAGTATATTTGCCAGATGAATCTGTTGGAATTCCTTGGAATTCATTTGATAGCAGTACGCTCAATGTAGCGTATTTTGTCGCGATTTCAGTCGCGGTATTAGACGCTGTATCTTTTGCTATTTCGGATACAGCTTTTCCTTTTAACGAAAACTCTGTCGCGGCAATGTGTACCTTTCCATTGTCATCAATATGGAGCGTGATTTGGTTATCGCTGTCAATAACCTTAATACCTTTAGCGTTTATAAATTTTCCTGCAAGGACACCAGCAAGGATATAATTTGCATTAATATACAGCTTCTTGTCCTTGATATATATGCCTTGCTCTTCACCGCCATTAGTAAGCTTATTAAATACTTCATCCTGTCCAAGACTTGTGTCATACTCTTTGACTGCATTATCAATATCGGTTTTGTCCACATATTTGAAATCAATCCAGTCAGTATCGGTAAATGCACCATCCGACCGACTTCTAACCGCTGTTTTAATAGAAGCTTCGCCGTCTGCTTTTGATGTGACCCAGAAATCTCCCATGTTGTATGGTGGCTTAGGCTGTTCAAAATAAACTGCCGCTTTTCCATCAATCTTATCAAACAGATAGGCTGGTACTTCCTGTTCTACCCATTTATTTCCATCCCAACGCCAACGCGTGTTATTTGCAGTATTCTGCCAAAGGTCTCCTTTGTGGATATATTTACCTTTTTCCCAAACAATTAAAATCTCATTTCCGCCTACGTCCAGAATGGAATTGCCATCAACATCTGTCCACGGAATCTCTTCTGTTTCTGTCCATTCAAGCGCCGGGTCTGTTTTCTGACTCCAGGTCTGAATCTTACCATCAAGTTGCTCTTGGAGGCTTTCAATCGTATCGGCAAAAACGCCCTTGATAAAGGCTGTAACTGCTGAATCATCTGTATACTTAGATGCTCTCACCCAGTCATCGGCGTCATAGCTTGCGCCCTCTGCCTTTGCCTTTTGACACTTAAGAATGTCCCCTGTCTTTCCCTGAACCCATAAATCGTCAATATCGTAAGGCGGCACCGGCTCTGCTCCGAAAATTCTTTTCTTTGCATTTGCCGTGTTTTGTGCCTGCGCCGCATCAGCCAGAGCTTTGACCACCGCAGTATCTTTTACATAATCCCACCTGTATTCACCGTTAATCTTTGCATATCTGTAAGCCTGTCCGCCATATTCTTCGTTGTTTACGATATAAAACAGGTCACCTAAGTGTTTCTCTTTGGTTGTATCATCTGCCCAAGTGGATGCCGGTTCATTGTTACCATCAGGAACATAGTCTCCAAAGAATGCTTCTATCTGCCCGTCAATCTGCTCCTGAAGAACCTTAATCTGTGGAGAATATACTTCTGTAATAAATTTCTCAACCTCGGCATTTGCGACATTTTCAGGCGTTTTTCCTTTGATTGTGAGTTCTGTAGCATTAAGATTGACAGCCCCTGTCTCTGCATCAATGCGGAACGTAATGTTTCCGTCATTGTCTTTTGCCGTGAATCCCCTAGTGTTAATCCAGTCAGACTGAATGCCGATAGCATACAGAATGTTCAGCACTGCATCACCGTTGCTATCAAATCCAGCTTTCCAAGTCCGGCCTCCGTCTACCGACAAGAAAAATCCATCAACGCCTGTTTTATAGATTACTTTAGAGCTGACAAGCGTAGGTTTGTCATGGCGATATGAAATCGTTGAACCGTCTGCCTGAACTTCTTCTGTATAGTAAAACCCAAGGGTGTTGGCCGCCAGTTCGTTCATCTGCTTTAATTTTGCATCATAGGCAGTAATCTTTTTCTCGGAATCTTTCTTTATGTTGTCGACCTCGACCTGCATGCTGTCTGGATAGTCAGCATCGATGTCTTCCATGCTCTTTGCATTACAAGAGAAGCTTGTACTGCCAGAGAATGCGAAGTCTACATCTGTCAGATATGAATAGTAAATATTGCCTTTAATGTCGGAAAATGTAATTCTATCTCCAAATGTGGCGTATCCGATTGCTATGCTGTCACAAGAGAATGGTCTTAATCTCATACCAACAAGTTCTTTTCCGATCAGGTCAACACCGACTTGCTCATTTCCTGTCAGAAGCTTGTTGTCAATCGTGATAACGTACCCGTCCGTGCCGTACTTATATTCCGTTTCATCATTTGCATACTTGACCCCGGTGACAACTACATCATCAACATCATAAGTAAGGTTATTGATAAAATTTGGCTTAAATCCTTTTCGCTCGAGAATTGTCTCGATCTCGTTACTATCGATGTCAAGGATAGTGTTTCCATTAATGTCGTACCATGGAACTGTTTCTAATGTAATAGTATCCGTATTATCGTCAAAAGTGATAATTCGCAAATTATCATTCTCGTCAATGCGAGCGTTACCACCTGCCAAAGCTGCAACCATACCGATTACTGCTCTGAAAGTGGTGTTCTCGGGCTTCTTCTGTACCTGATAGTCTGCGTTTTTAAATGTTGCGTCACCTAACACAATCCCGGTCTGCTGACAGGCATCTTCTAAAACCTCTCTGGCAGAGCATGGAAAAGTAAGATTTGTGTTGTAATCTGTCTCTGCCTTGCTCATATAATCCAGTAAAGTAAGATTGATCTCATCGGACGTGGCGGGTTTTTTTGATACGATGAATGTGCCGCGGCGAATAGTCTCCAATCTATCAGACAGCTGCAAATTTAAAAATAGAGTGAACTGTGCTCCGGCAAAATTATATCCTGTAAATCTGTCATCATCATTAACCAATGCTAAAGTAGCCGTTTTCTCAATTGCTACACCAACAGGGAAGTCCCCGGAATCAGAAGAATCTACAATGCCGTTTCCATCAAGGTAGAAATCTTCTTTTTCCAGTTTTAAAGTTGTCCCATCACGCAGCACTGCATTTGCCGTAACATAATAGTTACTATTTAAGAGAGATTCTGTTTTTAACTGATTTGTAACATTAATCATACCGGTCGAATGCTCCTTACATTAATAGTTAATCCTGTCCATCGTTCTTCATTGTCTTTGAGCGTTTGTGCTGCCATATTGAAATTAGATGCATAGAACGTTTTGTCAATCCATTCGCCAGGTGTCCGAGGGTCTTTATGATGAAAAGTGAACTGGCTTTTATTAATCATAGAGTTGAGAATCGTTGCAATCTCTCCCCATTTAAGCTCACCCCATTCCATGTCATATCCGGCAATGGTTCCCATTGGCGTGTTGTGCATAACTAAATCCTGACTCCTTTTGGAACTTTCTGTGGATGTAGTTGCGAACACTGGCTTGTATGTGTCAGGGGCCTTTATAGTGACCCCATCAATCTTAAACTGTTCCTGTGCCATTTACACACCTCCTAACAAGAATGGATTCTGACCGCCGTTTCTGCGTCTCCTAAGTTCCGCTTCGTCAATGATAATGTCTAATAGTTTTCTACCGGATGCATTAACTGTAACATTATAGGTATTTCCGTCTCTCTGTCCTTTCCCTGATTCTTCCCGGACGATCTGGCGCAACAGGCTTTCCGGTGCTTCCAGGTTATTACCTTTTTTCTGATCACCTAGTACTGCAAGAAATTCACTTCGCGGTGGAATAACTGCACCGCTGGCTAGATATGGTATAGTACTGACACGTGGAAACGTTGCGTGAAATCCGATAGTCTTTGAGCCAAACGGCGTTGGAACAGTCCAGGGTCCAAAGGAAAATGCAGATTCAATTCCGCCAATTGCATTATTAATCATCCCAACTGCATTATTAACAATACTGATTGCCTGATTAATCGGGGCTTTAATAAAATTCACAATGCCTTCAAATGCAGATCTGACTGCATCTCTGGCGGCATTAAACTTATTAGTGATAGCATTTTTTATCGCTTCTACTTTATCGGAAACAAATGTAGTTACGCTTTCCCATACTTGGGATGTTTTGTTTTTTACACTATCCCACACACCTGTAACTTTATTTTTGATTGCGTTAAATACTGTATTCGCGGTGGCTTTAAGAGCACTCCATAAATTAGAAAGCGTTTTTTTAATGGCATTCCAGACTGTTGAAGTCGCTGTCTTGATTGCGTTCCAGGCAGTACTAATGACGGTTTTTATTATTTTAAGTGCGCCTTTCGTCACGGTTTTAATTACGTCCCATGTGCCAGTTATAATATCCTTAATAAGGTTCCATATTCCATCCGCAATCTCTTTTATTCCCTGCCAAGCCAGTTCCCAGTTTCCCGTAAAAACGCCTACAAGGAAATCAATGATTCCGCTCAGAGTGTCTGCTACATCACCAATAATTTTAATTAATGATTTTATGACTTTGATTGCCACAGTGCCTACAACGTCAATTATTTCTGCCACAACTGGAAGTAAATTCGAGATTATCCAGTTAATTAAAGGCACTAACACCGACTCCCACAGAAGCTTCAGAGAATCAATGAGTTTTCCGAGGAATGTTTCTATCTTTAAAATCGCGTCCCCTAATGGTCCCTCTAACAGCCCTTTGATTTGTTCCGCCAGTCCTTGTAGCACTGGAAGAATGTATGTGTTATATCCAGTTATTAGAGTTTCAAGTATACTTGATAGTCCGTCTGCTATAGAATCAAAGAACGGTTTTACATGTTCATCGTATAACCTCGATATTGCATCACTAAGGTTTTGAACAACTGTTAAGACCCCGCTTGTTACAGTTTCTATTACTCCTAGGCTGCCCTCGATTGCTGACTTTAAAATGTCCTTGTTGTCGATAAAAGGCTGTGCAATCATGTTAAGGATATCTCTGCCAAGTTTTGCAGCCGTTTCTGTAAGAACCATTCCGATTTCAGCAAAGATTCCTATTAAATCTGCTGTGATCTGCTGTGCGGTTTCTCCGCCGAAAACCGAGAAAACATCTGCGAAAGCAACTGCAAGATTTCCTGCGATTTGTGAAATTTCAGCACCGATGTTGAACATATCTATCAGATAGTTCTTTATTCTTTGCGCGTTCTGCTTTAGAAACTTCTCGATTCCGCCTATAATGTTTTGCGCAATTGTCAATCCGATTCTGGCAAATGAGCCAGCAACTTGTCCAATTGCATATGCAAATGAATCGAAAAAATTATTTGCTGCTTTAGTAACTTCTGAATCAGTGAAGATATCCTTTAAAGATTTCCATATGGAATCGAGATCTTTCTTTATTCCGTCAAAAATTGGCTCGTAATCTCCCAATCCATCCCAGAATCCTTTTGCGATTAACTTGGCCAGCTGTTTAAATCTGTCGATTATCTTTTTTAGCGGTTTTGACATTTTATCAAGAACTGTCTCACCCTCTGCCAACTTTCCGTAATCAACATTTTGTACAGCATCTTTCATCTGATCCGCAAGTCCGCCGGTTGCACCCGGTACTTTTGACGATGAATCTGCGCTTTTATCCGTTGAGTAATTATTTATTTCGTCGAGGGGACTAAGATACCCTTTTGCCGCTTTAGTAGCTTTTTTAGTTGCGTCCGCTGTATCATTTGTTGCATCTGCCAGCTTTTCAGCATTATCGGCAGCTTCTCCGTATTGATCGGCTGTGTCGGCTATTGCATCCGTTCCGGCAAGGCCTGCGCCACTCGCGCCTGTTTGTCCAGAAGACTTCTTTCCGGTAATCAATTCCGTAAATGACTTGAAGGCATTTGCCAGAGTTGCTAACTTACCGAGTAAGATATTGATAACTTTCAGAACAGGAGTAAAGAGGTTGATTAATCCCTGTCCGACTGTTGCCTTGAGAGATTGCAGCTGTAACTGCATCACTCGCACCTGGTTCGCCCAACTGTCAGATGTTCGGATGAAATCACCAGATGCGGCAGACAACTGTTTCTGTACAAAAGCCAGGCGGAGAGCCACTTTCTCCTGCTCTGTCATTTCAGATGTGGTTTTCCCATAACCATTAGCCAGCGCATACTGGTCAAGTGCTGACTGGGTCATTACCACGCCGAGGTCCTTGAGTGTTTCCGTTTCTCCCGTAAACACTGATTTCAGCTTAATATAAGCCAAGTCTTGGCTGATGTTATAGAATGATGCCACATCACCAGTTAGCTGTGTTAGAGCCGTTGACATATCATAAGCCTGTGCTTCTGAGAATCCGAACGACTTAGACATTGCTCCGAACGTACCAACATACTGTTTTGCCATCGTCTCTGACAGCCCGGCTGAGGTCATAGCGTTCTTTGCGAATTCATTAACCTTATCCGACATGGTTGTAAATGTAACATCGACCACGTTTTGCACTTCTGCCAGATTAGAACCAAGTTCTACACACTCTTTTCCAAACTGGGTCAATTTCCCAATTGCGAATGCTCCGCCAATCAGTATGCCTATTTTTTTTACTACGCTGCCAAGTCCATTAAATGACTGTTTGATTGCTGACACGCCGTTCTGGACACCGGTTGTATCCATTCTGGTATCAATAATGACTGAGCCATCAGCAGCCATGTGTCCACCTCCTAACTATTTGAGGTTCAACATCTCATTCAGCTTATCTTTATAAGCTTGCTCCTCGTCGCTGAGACGTGTTTTTATATCAATGATGTTTTTATTTTCCTGATAGAATTTCTTTTCCCACTTATCTAGTTTTTCACCTTTTGCTTTTTTTGAACGGATTCCAACGACCGTATTAAATAAACATTCACCAGATTCCATGAAGTATCCGAAGAACGTCCACCAGTGCATATACGGAATAGCTCTGATTTCTTTTCCGGCAACCTTGTTTACTGCCGGTACAATCATATCTCCATCCTGCTCCCAATCCATCAAACGGGGTTTTGGTTTGTTTGAGTTATCATCAGTCTGTCCGCAGTCAATAAATTCACACGCTTTCTGACAGGCTTCAGATAAGTGTTCCGGCGGTATACTTTGCCAATCCTCGAACAGAATCTGCAACATAACAACTGCTTTTGCCTGCTCGTCTAATTCCGGATCATTCATTGCAATGAGAATATCAATAATCGCTCGAAAATCTGTTCTGATAGAAAAATCCACCCCACTGATATTTAGTGAGGTGGGTAACTCATAAGCGGTCATTTTGCGTATTTCTCCGTATACTTATCAACAGTAGCCTGCATTTTTTCCTTTCTTTTTTCGATTTCCGGTGCAATTGCTTCTGAAATCTTATCAAGTACAATATAGGCAAACACCTGACCATTTCCAAACACAGTTGTTGCTGTGATTGGTTCTTTGAATAAATCCTTAGATGCTTCGTATCCGAGCATATAATTAATTTTGTCCTCAATCTGTTTATTGATCTCCGCCATCTCTTTACCAGAGGAAACCTTTTTAACAGATTCCTGAGCCTGTTCAAAGAAAGTTTCCAGTTCTTCCGCTCTTGCCGCAACGTTAATGTCAGTAGGATTCAATTTAAACGAAGAAAACACTTCTCCCTGTTTGTTTGTGAATGTAAAAAGAAGAAATCCATCATCAATGTTTGTGTTAATTGTTTTTGCCATTTTCTACGCCCTCCTAAAAATTATTCGCTGTCAGCTGTGAATGAGCCGGAAGTAATATCAAATTTACCTTTGACACGTTCTCCAACGTAATTAACTGTGAACGGAATCTGATAACCAGATGTGTCACCACCGTAGGATGTCGGCACAACGTAGCAATCCTGCTGATACGCTTCATACTTGCCCGCTGTGGCTTCTGTCCAGAGATGGACTTCAACTGCTTTTGTCTTGAGGTTATCGTCTTTGAGGCGTCCGTCTACGATCTTCTGCAATGCTGCAAACAGATCAGAAGTAGTATCTGCATAGAACGGATCAGCGTCAGAAGAAGCTTCGTAGCCATTGTGCTTAAATGTGGATTCTCCGAGAATGTTTTTAGATGTTTCAGTGTCTGGATTGAGGTCGATATTGTACTCTTCCAGATCTTTTCCGAGACGCTCATATTTCGGTGTCAGTCCTCCACAGAGAGAACCTGAATCAACGTAATGAGCCATATATTTACGGTCAATTTTTCCTGTAACTGGCATAGAAATGTCCTTTCTGCCTATAACTTTTAAAAGGCTGTGTAGGTTAGCGACTATTCTCTGATTGATAGCCGGTTGTTACTTGTTAGATTACTTCATAAGTGTTTTCGTAGCGTACCGATAACGGCAATAGCCAATCCTGTACGCCGTTCTCCTGCGGCTCTAATCCATATGGATTATCACGAGTGATACGTATTATTACTCTTCCCTGTGAAAGCTCTGGAAACGCATTTAAACGTGTGTCAGAGCCATTTATAATAACTGGTTCTCGGCATATCCATTTACCGAGATTGTCCAGAAACTTCTGAACAGATAACTTCTGCCGTTCTTTGTCGGATGCCGTGCGGTAAACCACATAAAATGGATACTGACATACCTGATGCATTACTCCGCATATATCTTCCTTTTCTGAATAGATCAAAGCTCCGTTGTCTGCAGAGAAAGCGATTCCGGAATCTTTGCCGAGTTCTTCAAATTTGATTGTTTCATTTTCGTATAGCCCTGGATACTGATTCAGAAGTGCTTTCATGGCATCTGTTAGAATCTCGTATCCAGTTGCATCTTTGCCAATTGGTTTATCTGCCATGTCTACCGCCTCCTGCCTGTGCTTTTACTTTACGTATCCATGTAGCTCCGTATTGTCGTTTAGCGGCATCAAACCACTTTGCCTGCGCTTGCGGGTGAGCCTGTTTGGTGTATTCAAGATTCTCTTTTGCGGCTGTCCGACCAGAGAATTGACTGACAAGGACTTTCTTTGCTCCATGTCTTGCGTAAGGACTTCCGGTTGCCTCGTCAACCATTCCTTTTCCCTCATACAGAAAACGTCCATAAGGTGCCGCCGCTGCGCACACTTTCCCAGTTCCTTGTAAGGATGCACTCTCAACTCTTGTTCGGTTGATAAAGTCCCCTGTAATCATCGGCATAAATGGCACCATACTGTCCATTACCATCCCATCAAGGAGATACTGTGCTTCCTGGTACTGCCTTGAAAAACGACTCATATTCAGATTAACTTTCATGTCTCCATCAACGATAGTAAAACCTTTAAAATGCTTTGTTCTGCTCATGCTATTTACCAAGAATTTCAAAGTGTGGAATCAGGCTGTACGGTCCACCCACGCTTGTGATTTTGAATACATTGTCTTTATTTTGATTCATGTACTGATAGAATCCATTTCGGTAATCGCCATCGGTTACTATTCCGCCAGTCCACTCACCCTCCCAGAAGAACGATTCATCTGAGAATGTGATAGTGTCTTCCAGAGCGTTGTTAATCTGTCTTTTCCACTCTTTAGGCGGTACATATGGGAGAATCTTGCCATTCCTGTCAGCAATGGTTATATCGCCGTTCTGGACAGTATAATGGATGTGTAACTGTGCGTTGTCTGTTGCGTCTGGTCCGTACTTTTTAAGGATTGCTCCTTTGTCGGTAATAAGGTCAACGCCGGATAAAACATGAGGATACCAGTACGCATCTCTTGTTGTCGGACTCTCATAATAATTGAAAATCGTCAAATTTTTTTCGTACATGATACCCTCTCCTTAATTATTCTTTCTGCACTGTCTGCTTGATAATCTGATTCACACCAGTAGCTGACAATCCATTAAACATACCGACTGCAACTGCTGTGATATAATCTGTTGCTGGGAAATCTGGGATAACTCCCATCCCGACTGCTCCGAGAACACCACCAATAATCGCCATGATTACCGGAATCCATTCATCGGAGATTCTTTTTGATGCTTTACAGCCCATTCCTGCAATGTAGCAAATCATAACGATTGCTACGCATGAGCCTAATGTTGAAATATCCATTCTTTTCACCTCACATCTGGAATACCAAACTGTTTGTATGTACCTGTAAATGAAAACTGTTTTCCACATTTACAGCAAGTTTCCGTAATGGTACAAGTCTTTTCTTTGTCATTACATTTTGATTCAGCAGGACTTTTAAATCTGTGTCCGCCAGTTAAAAAGCACATTACTGTATTCATTTCGTTTACATCCCCGCATAAAGAACTGGTATTCCATCATCCGTCCTTACTCCCATCAGAAGCGGTAAAGCCGTCTTAAGAAGTAAGTCGTTCGTTTTCTGTACGTCCCCAGCGGCGGCATACACCGCACTCCATTCTTTTGCACTCGCTCCAATCTGCTGTGGTGTGGCGTAAGAGATGGATTCACTGCCGGAACTTACAGATGTTACAATGCCTGTTGTGCTACCACCGGACCCGATTGTGGTTGATGTACCACTAACGGCGGCATTGGTAGCATTCTTTTCAGCAAGCTCAATCTGATACATTAATTCAGCTAATGAACAGACTGCCTTTTTGATGCGTTTCTGTGAGCGTTCATTTGTCGGCAGTCCATCCACCAGTCTGTCAAATGTCATTGTGTCCACGAAATCACTGGCTCTTTCTGCCAGTCGTGGA